TTGTTCAAAGACACTCCAATGATTATGCTTAATACAATATTTTAAGAGTCCTGCATACTTTTCATTATCTTGATTTTTTGGGTTAGATACACGAGCAATATAACCCATTGTCTTTTCAGCATCGGGAGTCATACTTACAAATTTTACATTCATTTGCCAAATCCTTTAGGTTTTTCTTTTTTCTTTCTTAACAACTCTGATTCTAAAACATCAAGTTGTCCTCTCATAAAAGCAAGTTCTTCAGAATTATACAAATAATCCTGTTCAAGTGCTTTCCTAAGATTTTTAAGTAGTTCTTTAGTTCTCATTAGTCTGTGTACCCATCATCGTCATCAAAAACTTCATCATAATCGGTAGCAGATTCAAATGCTTTTGAATTCTTGTAAGCATCTACATCAGAATAAACTTCTGCTTTTAATGCATCAAGTAACAACTCCATATTACGAACAATGAGTTTTAACTTTTCCCTTTCTGGTTCCATAATTTTTATATGGTATTTAGATATTTTACACAAAAAAAGAGGAGGTGTCAATACCTCCTCTAATTGAATCTGTAAGTTAACGGTAATTTACTACCTTGCACATACGACTTTTTCTTCCGTATGCTTAATACCTCTGTAAGTTAATTCAGAGACTTGCTTCTGACAGTTCTTGCTGTCATTGGTATTGTACTTAATACCACGGTAGGTAACTTGTGCCATTTTGATACTCCTAAAGTAGTTGGATTTTTAGGCCCGTTCCTTTAGTCATTTGCGTTCCCGAAGGAATGAACGATCCGTTCCGTGACTTACTTGCGACCTCTTATGAGGTTGAACGATGTGTTAATAATAACACAGATATATTATATAGTCAAGAAACTTTGTAACATCTGATACAATTTTAAAAAACCTTAATAGTCAAAAAATTACTGGGATTTTTTTCCGCGTATATTTGAAACTATTTTCGCTTTTTCTTTTGCTGTGGTGGTGTGTATCCCCACGACTGTGGTTTAATAGTACCCTTACCATAGTCAATGCTCTGCAATCCACCCTTAAATTTATCCCAATACATATCAAACAATTTATATCTTGAACCTCGTGTCAGGTCAAAACAAATCTCACCTTCATGCACATACTTCACTATAAAAGCATCAATAGGTGCTTGTCTGATAGTAACATCTTTCATCGAACCATTATCTACAATAAGTTCACACCCATATTCTGACTTGCAATTTTCTTTTTCTTCTGATGTCCAAATAGGTTTCTTTTTTTCTTCTTTAGATGGTTCTTTCTGTTCAGCCACTTCCTTTTCAGTCTTAACAGTCATGATTTTCTATCACCCCAAACAATACTTGGATATGCTTCAGAAACTATCTCCTTTGTAATCTTATACTTATCAGATAATTTCCCATCTTTCGCAAGAACAACAATCTCTGCTTCTAATGGATGAAGTCCTTGCAAAATATTAATGAACATTGTCTCACGACGAATAGAATTCATCTGATCATTACCACCCCTTACAAAATGATAAAAATTCTGAGACTCTCTACGAATAGTTGTATGTCCTTGTTGATCACTAACACCTAAAGAAAAATTTCCAGTTTCATGCATAGTACGAACATCATGAGATATTTTAGTACTTAAAGTTCCACTATAAGTAACATTTTCATCATATCCTACATAAGGAACTTCTCCTGGAGGTAAAGATGATATAACAGACTCATCAAAATTCCATACAAAAAGTCTTCTTAATGATACATCATCATACTTCCGAAGAGTCTCTACCTTCTTACCTTTAGTTCTCTGGCGAGATACCAAATCAAAAACTTCAAAAGCTAATGGATGTCTTGGCAAATTATCAACCACAAAAGAAGTACTTCTTTTCTTCCTTGTTGTAGTTGGTTTTGCTTTTGCTTTAGTCGTCGTCTTCTTCGTTGTTGTCATAATCGGTTTCAAATCTAAATGCTATAACCTCATCAGGAACTAGATTCCCATTTGCATCAAACATTTCGGGGTGAGGTCGTGGTACTTCCCGATAGTTCATCATATAATCTCGCGCAACCCAACCAGCTAATATTCCCACAAAGAAGAATAATAACGATACTGGTAACAATAAACTTAATATTATTTCAGTATCAATAGCCATCTGTTTACCTCCTGGGAACGTTAATTGAAAAGTGTTATTGCGCTTTTTCTTCCTCCCATTTAGTATAAATTCAACACCTCGATTAATTTCGAGTTTGTTTTTATTTAGTTTAGGCTCAGAGGATTTTATTTTCTTTGAGGAATTTGATTGTGTCAACACATCCTCCTAGTTTCTTACTATCACATATAATTTGTGGAAAAGTGGAACCTTCTCCAAATTCACCATAAAATGCATCTTTATCAAAATGCGTTCCTAAAGTATACACCACAAACTTACTATTTGTCAACTCAAGAACCTGTTTTATCTTCTCACAATACGGACAACCTTTCTTAGAAAAAACCGCAAAATTCATATCCAGTTCAGTCGCATATAGAATAATTTATAAAAGTAAAAAAGGGAGGATTTCTCCTCCCCGTTATACCATCAACACCGCTTCTCCCACCACAGAGAAGCATCTTCAATTCCAAAGTTGCAAGAACGTTGAAGATGTGAATATTATAAACTGTTTTTATTCAAGTGTCAAGCTTTTTTTTCTTGGATTTAGGTGGTTCTGGAAGAGTTGTACCAATTTGTTGAAGATATTCAATAACACCTTGAAGTTTTGTTGCCATAACCTTCTTATCAACAAGATCAGTTTCTGAGGTTTTAATCTCCTCTATAGTCTGCTGATATTGTTTAATACATTGTCTCAAATGCTTTTGAGATAATGTTAATTTATTTTCTTGTTTTTCTTCTAAAGGTACGACGACGTAATCCAGTACATCCATGTCAACAAATTCCATTTGATTTTCTAGTATATATGTGGTTAATCATTGGTTACCTCCAATTCATCATCACCAGTTACTTCTATATCCCCAGCGTCAGAAGATAATAAATTAATAACAGGATTTATTGGTGTTACATTTGTAGGGTATTTCTTAACAGAATCCAGATAAGCTCTCTTGTTTTCCTCACTTGTTCTTATAACTTCATTTCTAAAACTTTCAACTGCTGCACCTGTTTGTCTTTGTTGTTGTGAATTTTCTATCATTAACATTGGTGCCCAAGTAATTGCACATCCCCACTCATCAACCTCTTGTCCTGTTTGTGGATTCAAACCACGAACCTGACAATACCAGGCACATTTTAATTCAACACAGTCCTTTTTAATTAAAGGACACCATTTTCCAGGTTTAATTTGTGCCATATTTACATCCTACGGATTAACATCATATGTAACAGCATATTTTCTCAAAATATCTTTTCTCAAACCATCTATACAAAACATAGGAGATAAAGATGCTTTACCACAATCTCCTGTTAACATCTCTTCCCCATATTCAGCATCAAAACAATTTTCGGGTGTCTTATCTATACTTGTCATAATTTCTCCAAGTGTAGTATACATATGCCTCGCAAATTCATCTCTGATTAAAGATTTTGTCCAAAATACAGAAGCATATCTCGCTCCACGTGTAACATGATTTACTCTATGAAAAAGTCCAGTTGAATAACTAATTGCCCATCCAGCATCAAGTTTAAATTTATATTCCCGATCTCCAAAGTCTAAACAAAGTTCTCCACCATCATATTCACTAGGATCATTTAAAAAAACTGAAGTACTAAAATTACCATTATACCATTCATCATGATGTGGGTTATAATATCCTCCTTCTGGTGTTTTTGATATAATATTTGGTGTAGTTGTTGCAGGGATAGTATAATTTCGAAATGCGAAATCATGATCCAATGCACTCATGATATTAGTATTAATAGCCTCACGTAAATTTATATCACTAAGCTCTAAATTATTTTTAAATGCTTTCTTACCCCCACCAATAACAGAAACAAGTCCATCTTCCCAAGCATTTCTCTCATCCGCTTCACGCAAAATTCTAGAAGTTTCTTGTAAACTATGTCCGGTTAATACTTGTCGGATATAATATTGCTTCATAAAACACCTCTTTCTAAATCTAAAGTTACGCAATGAAAAATTCCACTTAAAGTTCTTCCATGTCTCATAGGAAGCATTGCACATTCTATACCATATTTTTCTAACTCCTTTCTTGTAGGAGCTTGATGCTCTTCAAGTGCAACTAAATTCGGATTAACACTGAAAAGATTCATATTAACCCAAGGACTAGCATTATTATAACATGGATAATATCCAATGTCAATTGGTTCTGGACACCAAACAGCATCCCAATCACAGAATGGTTTTGGAAGAATGCTTTTATCCTTAATTCTTTCTGGATTAAGTAGCATCAAACCATCACGAAGAAAAGCAATAGTAGTGTCTATATGCATGTAACTATAAACACCTTGTAGAAGATGAACTCTTGCACGATTACCAAGAATTTCCTGAAGCATCTTTGCTCCCGCAAGATTCCCACTATTTGATACCAAATATAAAATATCATCATTTGCACGAATAATATTAGCAGCATCAAATGCAGGAGTTATCTCAGTAAGTGCAAGAGTCTCTTTATCCCCTACACACTCCACATTATACAATTGTTCTTGATGTTCACATTGATGAACTTGCATAGAACGAAGAGTATCCATTTCAAACAAAGGATCAGCAAATGATTTCCACGCATTTTTCCTACATCTTAAAGGCATTGGAGTTGCAAGAGTTATATCCTTATATTTAAAGATAACATCTCTTGGACAAAAATTATAATATTCAACCGGAGATCTTGTTGGTCTTACGACTTCTACATCTTCATCTTCTAAAAATTTAACAAAAACCTCTAAGTCTTCATTTGCCTCAGATATAACTTGTTGAGGGTATTGTCCTATATGGACATCTGAAACATCTTTTCTATCTGCATAGTTAATTGTCCTAAGACTTAAATCTATTTCAGGAACTCTTGCGTAATCTGCAACTCCTACAATAACTTTCTCTAATTTATCCCACTCATTCTGACTTTTCATTCTAAACACCCAGTAACTTGAATTGCATACCTATCCTTTCTACTAAAATTATAAAATGCATGTAAATCCTTATAATTCCAACCAAAACAATCTCCAGCTCTCCAAGTACCAATACAGTTCTTCTCTAATTGTATTATCTGACCAGGAGAACTGTCTTCAAGCATCACTATGTATCTAACTATACTTTCAGGTTTCACATTCTCTATCGTTAAGTATTTGCCAAAAACATCTACATGGAGAGGTAAATATTGTCCTGGTTTATAATAATGAACTGCAAGTCCGATATTAGACAAAAACTTAAAATGTGGTTTAATATATTCTACAACACAACTAGGCATAGGGTTTGGTTGTTGACAATAATACATTGACAAAAACTTAGTATCATGACCAGCTTTTAAATACTCATCAAGAACTTTTTTATCCTTATGAGTACCCCACTCATAATTTAAGGATATAAAATCTTTTATATCCCAATTCGAATTTATATGGACAGGTTTAATCATTTGAATACATCCATCTCTCTAAGGTCTGGCCAATCAGTCCATACCCACTGCCGTGGAGTCCTCTCCTTTGCTTCTTCTAACTTCTCAAGTCCTTTCTGTGCTGTCTCAGGAGTCATATAATAATGGTATCCAAGGGTATCAATATTTTGCTCTCTCCAAGGTATTCCAGGTTTTCTACCATCATATGCTATCTTCTGTAAAGTATCTAGGGAATTTCTATCATCAAATAATATCATCCCACCTCTACCTAAACTAAGATGTTTTTGAAACTGAAAACTTAAACACATATAAGTTCCAGGAACATACCCACCTTCTTTCCAGTATACAGCAGCATCACTAATATTAGTATCACCAAGATAATAATAATTTAACCATTCAGTATCATCCCATTCCCATTCCAAACCCATTTTGTTTGGTAGCATTGAAACAGAAAGATAAGTACGAGTAGGTACAGTAATTCTAGTAACACCTTGATGTCGAATACATAATTCCAATCCATGTGTGCAAGAATCGGTTGCTACAGCATAAGGAGCACCATAATACTCTGCTACCTTCTTCTCAAAATCAGTTACAATATCAAACATATTTTGGTAATTTTATCCTCTTAATACCTTTAGTTAAAATTAAATCATCTAGATCACAACCAGCACTATATGAAAAGAATACTTCTCTAGGTACATTCTTATATACCTTAGTCCAAAAAAGATAATACAAATCCTGTGTCATACTACCATGCTTTGGAAATAATGGCAACGCATAGCTCATTCCACAATGGTTTAAAAAATAATTATAAGATACAAATCCAGAATCAGTTTTCCAAAACTTATTTGATATCTTTCTATAAAAATTATACTTTCCATCACAAAAATGCAATCTCACTAACTTTTCTGCATATCTCCTATTAATTAATGTTGGTCCAGCACTATGAGAACTAGATATAGGATGTAAATAAAATGGTATTGCTCCTATGACGTCATCAAAACCTAATAAAATCGAATCCCAATCGTGAGGAAGATTATCCATCAAATATTTCCAATCAAAATCCCAATATTTAATGTATTGAAAATCAATATCATCAAACATAAGTATCATCATTAATTCGTCTGTATTGTCCAACCAATCTTTTATAGTTTTAATTACTGATGTACTCACACAATCTGACTCAAAATCAGGATAGTATATACTAGGAATTCCTTTAAAGTTTGTTAATATCATATGGATAATCATCTAAATTTAATGTCATTTCAGTATCATATGATTTTCCATATGTAAAGAAATCATCCAGAGTAAATTTATCCCTGAATTTAGTCCACCATACCTTATGTGCTTGGCAAGACTGTACATGATGTGTTTTTTGCATACTATCAAGAAGTGGGTCCTGTGTTAGTAAAGGAAACTGATATACCTTACCATTAAATCCCCATCCACCATCTACTTCAACAATTGTAATATTATTCTTTAAACGAATATCACTTCTGCCGATTTTTTTAATAAAATTATATTTACCATCAACAAAATAAAGAGATAAAAGTTTACTAACATAATTCCTATTGATTAAAAAAGGTCCAGTATAACTTCCTAGAGATAGAAATTTTGGGTGAAGATAACATTTCAACTCATCACTAACAGGAATCATTAATTGTATTGCATCCCAATCATAAGGGATGTTATTCATTAAATATTCCCAATCAAAATGCCAATAGTTTACTGAACGAAAATCTGTGTCATCTTCTGTCAGAATCATATACTCTTCATCTGTAGTTTCAATCCATTCCTTAAGCGTTCGCATATAGTTAATAGAGATTGCCAAATCCTTGAGATGATCACTAGTCTTTGGAAATCTATCTGGATTATGAATCATATCATATTTCCAGTTATCAAAATCCGCTACTAAAAATTCAGAAGCATTTACTCTACTGAAATTAGTAATACCCAGATCTTTAAACTGACTTTCCATCCAATCTTTACGATCTGGACGTTCATCCAAATTAATATAATAGATGTGAGGTATTCCCTTTAATTTTGGATGTATCATGCTGTTAAATAACGAGAACTTTTTCTTCCCCACCATATACATTCTCTTGCCCAAGCAGGAAAATCACCACTAAAATTTTCTCTTTTCCAATTTAATTTATACGTTTTATTATCAACTGTTATTGGATAATTTATATTTGGATCCACAACACTATAAATTTGATTATTCTTTTCCTCTAATGAAATTTCAATATCAAACTTCTTCATTATAAAATCAAAAATTTCTTCATAAAAAAGATTCTTATTTTTCATAACCATAATAGCAAGTGCTTCCTCATGTATCCACGTATGATTTGATATCTCAGGTAGCAATCTATTCCAATGAGAATCACGATTAAATGTATCGTCTAAAGATTTTCTCGTCTTATAAAGTTCTCTTCCTAAAATAGTATCTGGATTTAAAATTAACCATTTATATAAAGTCTCATAAAATTCTTTGTGCGAAATATTATGAGTACCATTTAAAAACTTTACAATACTTTGAAGAGATCCATATGTATATGTTCCAACTATCAAAGTCTTATATAAAAAAGCAGTAATCCATTCATCATGTGACATTGAATTACTTCCAACTACAATAATATCTTTTGAATTTTCTTTCTCTGGAATAATATAAGCAGAATGCGACTGCGTTTCTTTCAATACTAACCCATACTTCTCAATATAATCTGGATCTGCATATTTTGTATTAGGTAATACTTGTAATGGATAGACACCTATAAACTTATCATGCCCCAACTCAAGCAAATAAAAAATTCCATCTAAAAAACTATCCAATGTCTCATTTGGAAGTCCTAAAATTAATTCAACAAAAACACCAATATTTGATACTGTAAAAGAATCTATAGTTTTTTTAATCGTTCCTTCATTCATATTTTTTCGTTTAGTCGCTGCCAAAGACTCTTCATTTAGACTTTGAAATGCCATAGAAACTCCACGATCAAGATCTGCCTTCTTTAATATCTTCATTATCTCAATACTGTTTAAAGTTTTTCCTTTTGCCCATGCAGTACTATACTGTAGAGGAAATCCGGTTTTCAACTTACAATCAACTAAAAACTCCGCAATTTGTTTATCTCTCTCAACAAACATTCCAAAATTATTATCAGCATTATCCACATAAACTATTTCATTATCACACATCCATTTTATTTCTGCTTTTATTTTATCCAATCCTAATAAAGTTAATTGATTAAAATATTCATGTCCTTGATCACAAAAAGCACAATGAAATGGACATCCTCTAGTTGTTTCAATAGTAGCAGTAAAATCAAACTGCTTATCCTTTTTAAGGATATCATCAAACGTTCCATCAAGATATGGTGATGGCATATCATTTATATTTTCAATCCTTTTTTTAAATGGGGTTATATGAAAACTATTATTTTTTTCCCTAATTACCAACCCTTCAATCTTTTTAAAATTTCTTTCATTTAAATTTTCTACTAAAATTTCTGAAATTGTTATCTCTCCTTCACCAGAACTTATTATATCAAAATAAGGATGATTATTAAACCATTCAGATAAAGGATATCCCCAATAAGGAGATACTCTATTAGGAAAATAAAGAAATTGATCATTATGTGGTACATGTGGTCCACCACAAATTATTAAACAATCTGGATACTTTCTTCTTATTTTAATTGCTATCTTTTTATTGTATCCCCAATTCCAAACAAAAGATGATAAAATAATTACATCTGGTTCAATTATTTTATCGCAAATATCATCAATACTCTCTTTATAATAAAATAATTCTTTTAGAAAATAATTTTCTCTAATAGATTGAATTGTTTTACAATAAGACCAAATCAATCCCATACTATATGGCAATCTAACTTGATTCTCATACCTATCAGATAACTCTAGAATATATAAATTTTTCATATCTCATCATAATAATCAGCAGGATTAATATGCCCCTCACCACTAAAAATATTTTTAGGAACAACTCTAAAATCTAAAGACACTCTTGTTTGCCCTGTCTTATTTATTTCAGTGCCATGTAATAAATTCGGACCATCAAATTGTATGATGTCTCCATATTCTGCATTGATAGGTGAATAATCCTTTTTCTTTGGAGAACTCTCAACCCATAAAGAATTTGTATCATATGCTTTAGTTACAGGCATCCAAAAATTAATCTCATGTCTGAACATATCATGGCATCCATCAGGTACCAAATAATCACTATCTGTATGATATTTTATTAATGATGTATTATTTTCTTGATGTATTCTAAAAAATGGTTCTTTCTCAAACATGATATCAAAATCAAAAAGTTTTGAGATATATTCTTTAATAAATCTTCGGTACAAAATCTTAAGTTCAGATTTATCATCTCTAACCTGAGACAAATAATTCTGATGATATTTTGTATCAAAATAATCTTCTATTTTTTCTGGGTATGATAATTCTATATCATACAAAGTTTCTAATTGAGATGTTCCCAAAAAACCTTCTACTACCTTTCTAAAAGGATATCTTGTTATGTCATACTTATAAGTCTCCATATTATACTTTTATTATTTTTGAAGTAGTTCCATATGTAAAAAAATCTTTAAGAGTATAATTATCCCTTAAATCCTTCCACCAAATATTATATATGTCTTTTATTCTATTAAGATATTGTCTTATACCCTCTTCATCCTCATGAATAAATCCAATTTCATACGAACTTATATCAGGATTAATATAGATTAAAGGTATTGAATAACATCTCCCATTCTTTGAAATAATATAATCAGCAGCTAAAGCTAATGGAGTATTGCTTAACCACTTTAACGATCCTATTTTTTGAGCAAGATTGCATTTTCCCTCAATAAAATGTAATCGTACAATTTTTTTAGCATACTCCCTGTTTATTAATAACGCTCCTGATCCATGATTATCTATTGTAGGATGTAAAGAGCAAGGAATAAATGATTGATTCTCAAAACTAAGTTGAATAGCATCCCAATCATAAGGAATATTATTCATCAAATATTCCCAATCAAAATGCCAATACTCAATCATACTCAAATCATAATCATCTTCCAAAATAATCATATACTCTTCATCTGTAGTCTCTAACCAATCTTTAACTAGATACAAATACGACAAAGTATGAGAAGCTCTATGAATAGAACCTCCAAGTTCAGTTGTTATCTCTACATGATCATTAAAAATTACACCATCTCTCCATTCCTCATAATTCTCAATCTTAAATCTAGATGTAGATATTCGAGTAAAATTTCTTATCTTCCAATAATCAAATTGAGACTCAATGTATTCCCTTCTATCAGGTCTTTCATCTAAATTTAAATAATAAATTGGAGCAATATTATTTAACTTGTCACCTAAATTCATTCAGGACTTATATGAACATGATGTTGAGTAGGTAACCTATGTTTACTTATAGTTTTTAAATTAAAAAACATCTGCTCTGTTTCTACAAAATACAATCCATCTAATGTAGAGTTTCTTATTGTCTCAAAAGCATGTTTTGGATTTTCAACTAATGGATCTCCTGCCAAATTAAAACTTGTATTTAACAATACACCATGACCTGATAATTTTTTAAACTCACTCAACAATTCATAAAGATATCCATCAGATTTAGAAACTGTTTGTATTCTACATGTATTATCAACATGAGTTACTCCAGGAATAACATCAACATACTCTTCCCTTACAGGAAAACATATCGTCATTCTCTTATCAGATTTAACATTACCTAAATCAAAGTATATATTTGCATCTTCTTCTAAAACTACAGCTGCAAAAGGACGATACCATTCTCTTTTTTTAATATTATTAACAATGTCTCTAGCTCTTGGTTCTAATGCATTGAATAATATTGAACGATTTCCTAATGCCCTTTGTCCTCCCTCAGCATAACCATTATATACTCCAATAGATTTGTTCTCATATAAGAGTTTAGCAACTTGTTTTAAATCTTTAGTTACTCCTTTAAGTTTTGAAATATCATAATCAATACCATGGATGAATGTATCCTTCAATGGTTCTGGTACCTTATCAGTTAACTTAACATACGTTTGATATGCTCCACCTATACTCACTCCACTATCAGTAGCTATTGGCTCAAAATAAAAATTCACATTCGGGAATCTATCAGTATAATAGCGATTTGCAATAATATTCATTCCATATCCACCACCGATACATATATTTTTTGATCCACTTTCATCCAATGCCTTCTGTATTAAATCACCAACTACTCTTTGTGTCTGAATTTGAACCTCATAACAAAAATCTGCATAAGGTTTGTAATTCTCTTTTGTTAAACCACCATTTCTACCAACATTTGTTCTTAAAAACTCTTGTACTTTAGGTGAACATTTTTTATAGAAATCATTATCTAATGTATTCCCTTCCAAAAATATATTCTTAAAGTTTTCATTCTCTTCACCATAAGAAGAGAGTCCCATTATTTTTCCATTCTCCAATTCATCATTACCTGTTAATATTGTAGCAAAATCATGAATTAATCCTACACCATACAAATTTTTATAATCATATTTTGGATTGTCTCTAAGATAAGGTTCTGCATGATATAGATCAAAATCCAAATCCCAAACAGTTCTATCACCCTCAGTATATGATGCCAATTCCAAATGATTATAATTTGTCTCTATTCTTTGTACTAGATTCTTATAAAGTAATTCATTCTTTGTACGATTAAATTTAAATATACTTTCCGTTTCCTGTATCGTACCAGGTTTAAAATATCCATCTTCAGTTATATTAGTAACCTCAGAACCAAGTCCATCAACTACTACCACAGCAGATTCTCTAAATCCAGAATTATAAAATGCCTGACATGCATGACTTAAATGATGATCCGAATTTTCAACTATAGTTACGTCGGGAACATACTTTAAATAATCTTTTGTGAGAGCTAAAAATTCTCCCAATAACTTATAATTAAATCCTACATTGAAAGTACACCAAGCTATCACATCAATAGCTCCCAGCTCCTTAATCTCATCAAAAATTATTTTATAACATCTCTCAAGATGAGAATCATGCTTTACTCTAGTAAACCTTTCTGCTAAAAAATACTTCTCTACAATACCATCCTTTAAAATACATGCGGAGGCATCATGTCCTATATGAATACTTAATATTCTCATTATACTAACCAAGTAACAAGTGAATAACGTGTTCCCCTAGCAACAGGCATAATCTCATGAGGATACATAAAATTAGATGGAAAAACAATTGCTGTTCCTGTTGGAACTTTTAATTTTATTTCCCTATCAAAGAAACAAAGTTCTCCACCCTCATATTCATCATTCAATTGAAATGAACAAGTTAAAGCTCTTTGATTTTCTTTAAAAGAATCGGTATGTTGAATATAAAATCCACCTTTTTCATACTTAAGAAGATTATATCCAGTATCAATTTCAACTTCAAATCCTGATGCATTATCTTTTCTTTGTATAAGATTATTAAACTTAGATATTACTTCTTTAACTGCACCAAAAACTTCATCATCTAACTCCTTCC